TATTTCATCATCAGGATTTACCAATGGGTTGTGTAATTTCAGGTACGGAAGAGTCAAACGGTTTTTTTAAAAAGATTGTGCCTCCGATGTTTATTCATGGTGAATACAATCCGGTTATTTTATCAAATTTTGTAAAACGACAAAAATTGGTAATGAGTCGAATTCAACAAGATCTTGAAAAAGGTATTCAATCTAAGATTGATCCTCGTGCATTTCTTATTTTGGATGATTGTATGTATGACGATTCTTGGACTCACGATAAAAATATTCGTTATCTTTTTATGAATGGTCGATGGCTCAAAGTATTTTTTATCATTACTATGCAATTTCCTCTTGGTATTCCACCTGCTCTCCGTACAAATGTCGATTATGTATTTATTTTAAGAGAACCCTATAAAAACAATAGAGATCGTTTATTTACTAATTATGGTTCAGCCTTTCCTTCTTTTGAATTTTTTTGTCAAATGATGGATCAATGTACTCAAAATTATGAATGTCTTGTTGTTAATAATAATACACAGAGTAATAAATTAGAAGATACTATTTTTTGGTATAAAGCGGAAGTTCACGGAGAATTCAAATTAGGAGCGCCTGATTTATGGAGACAATCTGAAATGCTTGCTCGTGTCAAAGAAGAAGAAGATATTAATAACTATGATCCACGATCTAGTATGAAATTAAGAGGACCGGCCATAAACGTTAATAAGAAATATTAATAGATACAAATGGATATGAAATTTAGAAAATTAGCAGGTACTGCATTTATTATTGTTATTATATCAATGATGATTTATTTAGTTACTTCAACTACAAATAAAGAATTATTTGTGGATGCGGGGCGTTGTGGGGTGGATTTACCATCGTGTTCTGGAGAACGTATACGGTGTATGAATGGTTATTGTAAATCAGACATCCCTCCTCGAATGCCTAAATACTCCGATTTACCAATGACACCACCGACTAAATATTAAATCGCAAAATTATCATTTCATATACCATAATAAAAACCTCTGTATTTTCTAGAAAATATGGCTCGTTCAAAATCAATGGGATTAGGTGCAATGCTTGTTCTACTTGTTTTAGCAGTAATTTTACTTCCAATGGTCGTTAGATATGTTAATCGTATGGAAAATCATTATATGATTGCTGGATTTCAAAATATGAATGGAAATGGTAAAAATGGTCCAAATGAAAATGATGAAAATGATGATTCTGTACAAGATATACCTGCTATTGGAAGTGCTTCTAAATTACCAACTTGGAGACCTGACCCAAATACCGATTATTTATGTCGCTCACCTAATGAAAATGGACAACCCTGTCCCGAAGGTATGTTTTGTGATGGTACTACACAATCCTGTGTACCTACCTATATTGGTGGTGCTGTACCATCACTTGGTTATTATTCTTAAATATTATATATGTGTTTATTATTATATTAATATATTATATATATTAATATATATATTATATATATTAATATAATATGGATAAAATAGATACAGAACATTTTGATTTAGTATTTTTAATTATAAGTAGTGATGATTTGGAATGTTATTCTAAAATGCGTTATTATATAAGACAATATTTTAGTTTATATAAAAAACAAATTAAATATTATTTTATTGAATTAAAAGAAGATATTGAGTGTGATGTATATGAAAAAGATGATTATTTATATATAAAAGGTACTGAAAATATAACACCTGGAATGTATATTAAGACAATGAAATCTATGCAATATATAAATACAAATTATAATTATGATTTTTTAATTCGTACAAATTTAAGTAGTTTTTGGAATTTAGACAATATATTAGAAATAAAAAATAATTTACCACTAACCCATTTTTGTGGAGGTCATCGTCCATTTAATTCATTTATATCAGGAACAAGTATTATATTATCTAAAGATGTATGTATAAATTTATCAAAATCAATTCAAATATACAATCAATTTGAAGATGTATATATATCAGATTTATTAATAAATTTAGGATATAATATAAATCATATTGAAAATTATTCTAATTACAAAGTACTATGGTTAGTTAATAATAATAATAAAATAGATCATATATCTAATATTAATAATTATCTTTATTTTAGAATTAAAAATGCGGATAGAAATATTGATCTAGAATTATTTAATAAATTATGTGATGTTATATATAAATTATAAAATAGATTAATGAACCATTATATTATGGAAATATGTGGAAAGGGTACAATAACTCTTAATCCATTTTTTCTATAAGTATCGATCTTTAATAAAATACTCTCTAGAAAATTCCAAGATAAAATTAATAAATAATCACATTTTTCTCTATTTAAAATATCTGTTGAGACAATTGGTATATTAGACCCAGGTGTAAATAAATTTTGTTTTAGATAACTATCATCAATGATATATTTTATTATATTATTGGTTAATTTAAATTGATGAATAAATGTAGTTGATTTAGCAGAAGCGCCATAACCAAATATAGTTTTACCTTCATTTATTAAACTTGTAATTAGATAATTCATATCTCTACTATTTAATAAAATCGTATTTTTCCAATTTAATAAATTATCTATATTAAATAAATTTATACTTTCTTCCTCTTTTATTATATTTTCTACACTATTATCAATAGATATATTCTTATCTTTTGTGATATAAAATTGGATAGAACCACTTTGTATTTTATTTGTTTTAACATCAAATAATATTAAATTATTTTTAATACAAAATTGTTTCATACTTTTACAAGTATGATAATCAATATGTTCGTGATAAATTGTATCAAATAAGAATTGTTTATAAACTTCATAAAAATAGCCTACTTCTATAATAAAAATACCATCATTTGATAATAATTCATATACTGTTTTAAAAATATCTTGTAAATTCTCAATATGAGCGCAACAATGGAAACCAAAAATTAATTTAAATTTATTTTTAATTATATCTTTATTATTTAAAATATTTGAACCAAAATAGTCACAAATAATAGGTAAAGAATGTGATTTATTAAGATTTGTAGCTGGATCTATACCAATAGAATGAATATATTTATTTTGAATTAAATATTGTATTCCAGTTCCATCATTTGAACCAATTTCTAAAATAGAGTCTGTATTTTTAATATTAAATCTATTCAGAAAGTATTCTATATTTTCTGTAATATGTGATGACATTATTTTACTAGAAGATGTAGTATATAAATAATGTGAATATTGATAAGTATGATCGAGTATTTGTATAAGTTGAATATGATTACAATCATTACAAATAGATATATCTAAAGGAATAAGTGGTAGATCAGAGGGTTGTAGCATAAAATGATTTGCTTGTGGAGTAGGTTCTAATTTAAAAAAAATTTGTAAATTAGAATGATCACACATTCTACATTTGTCTCTATTTTTCCAAATTTGCATTTCATTTTCTTTTTTATTAATAGATATATGATTATATCGTTTTTTATTTTGTAAATAAATTAAAATATATTCTTCTAATGCTTCTTTCCAATGTCTTAATTTATTAAATTCATATTCAGTTTCTAATATTTCACTTATACTACGATTTGGTCCCGCATTTGGTATCATATCGCAACTAACTGGCTTAATTATATTATTGTCATATCCTAATAATCTAGAAATTTCAATTGCAACATCAAATCCTGTAGCAATACCTGAATTTATAATATGATGTATACCATATATATGATTTGTAATAACATATTTCATTTGATTAATTAAATCGATAACATACGTTGGAGAACCATAAAAATTATTATTTGCTCTAATTGATGTATTTGTTAGTAAATGATTAATAAATATTTCTACAAATTTATTATGTGTTTTTTGATATCCTCCAAATACCCATCCAGTTCTTATAATAATACTTTTGTCATAGAGTAAAGCAACCTTTTCAGATGATAATTTTGTATATCCATATATACAATTTGGATTTGTAATTGTATTTTCAGTAAATATTTGTTTATTATGAACCTTAGAAGAAAATACTGCACCTGTTGATAATAATATAAATGGTATATTTCTTTCTTTTGCTAATTTTACTAAATTAATTGTTCCATTAATATTAACATCAATCGATTTAGTAATATTAATCTCGGAATCTCTTAAATTTAATGCAACTAAATTAATAATACAAGAAATATCTTCTATTTTCTTAGTATAATTATATATTGAATTTATATCCGTAATATTAACATCCTTAGATGTCGGTTTTATACCAAAATCAATATAAGATCCTATCATCCCATTTCCTCCAAATATTAATGATCTATTAATATCAAAATCGTTTGACATATAAAATATAATATAATTATATTTTATATTTTAAAGTTTATTTAATAACACATAGACTTATTTATTCTATTCCTTTTAAATAAATTGTCTTTATTTTTATCATTTACATTATTTATAGTCTCTTTTTAAATTCATTTAATACTATTTTCAATTTATCTAAATATGAATACATTACGTACGAAATAATAATACCACCTGATGCTTCTTTTAATAAAGAATATTTAAATCCATACATATCATCAAAAAAGAATGGTATATTTTTAATCATAATGCGTATAATATAAAATATAATACCAATCAATCCAAATATTCCGGAAATAATAAAGAAAAGACGAGTAGTAGATATTTTATTAAGATTTTCCTCTTCAGGCAATAAATCATTTAATAAAAAAGACACCAGTGACCCAACTATAAAATAAATAATGGAAATAATAAAAATAGAAATAACTTTAACAGAATAGAATCCAATTCTATTTTCTACTGTCATCTATTATTCTATTCTTATTATTTATTATAAAATAAAGAATTTATGAGGATGATGATGATGATGATGATGCAGTTGATGATTCAGTGGGAGATGGATCAGATACTCTTTCAATTGTAACGGCAGGTTGTTGCATTTTACGTTGCAGAGCAAGATCGCCTTGATTACTAAACATACTACCAAATTGATCCGAGGAAGAGGAGGATGAGGTAGATGCACCAAATACTTGTTTAGAATTCTTTGTACGTTCATCAAAGAATTTCTCACGAGAGTCTTCGTTTTCTTTGTATTTCTTCATCAAATTATTGAGTTGATCATTATTGTATTCCTGATCGTGAACCTCATTAGGATTAGGATCCCAAGGAGTCCATTTACCCACTTCCGCCATAAAAATATTATGATATTTATCCTTATTTTGTAGTTTTTTAGCTTTTAATTCGCCTTCTTTTGTATTACTAAAGACACCGCGTACTTTGACACCACGCATAGAAGTACGAAATTGATTGACTGCATAAAATTCAGTTTCTAATTTGGACTTATTTGTATACATAAAATCATCATATGCTTCTACAATTTTTGTTTTTGTTAGTTCGCTATGATTTTTCTGAACAAAAGATTGATAAGAAGACATAACATCATCGACACGAAGACGATTTTTACGACAGATTTCAGCAGACTCGAATTGATCGGCTTTTTCAAGTTCACGAACACGATCATCTAGTTGATCATTAATTTGTTTTGTAACATCAACCATATATTTTTCAAGATTCTTGAGTTTCCAATCAACTTCATAGGATTGAAGGAATTTTTGGAAAAAGAATAGTTCTTTTTTATCAAGGACTTTCTCCGGACTGAGAAAGCTGAGTAGAACATATCTCTGACCTGGAATTTCAGTATCTTCATCCAAAAAATCTTCTACCACAGTTTCCTCTTGTTTTGTATCGTTACTCATTTCTATCCAGGTTGCGTTGATAAGCTTTAAACTCAATGAGATCAGAATAAGAAAGGAATACGGAGTAGTGAGTTTTTTTCTAAAGATGGAATATAGAAGAAATGATGAGCTACGGACTTGCTGAAATTGTTAATCGCGTCATTAAATATCTAATTGAGGGTCTTGTTATTGCTGCTGCAGCCATCTTTATCCCCAAGAAATCTCTACCAATGGACGAGGTCGCTACCCTTGCCGTCCTTGCCGCTGTTGTATTCGCCATCCTAGATGCAGTTAGCCCAAGTGTCGGCGTTACTGCCCGCCAAGGCGCAGGATTTGGACTTGGCGCAAATTTGGTCGGCTTCCCACGTATGTAAGAATTCACCCATTTTGTAAAAAATATGAATCCATTTTTTATTTACCAAAAATATGAATAATGAGGGGGGTCATATTAAAATCACTAAAATTCAATATTTTGATATTTTTTAAAAGTTTCATAATTTTGGATGAATAACTTCATATTGTATTTCTTTTGATAATTGTGTAATATATGTTTTATAATTATCACAGGAACTAATAAATATAACTTTTCTATTTTCACTTTCTGTAAGTTGTTGAATCGTTTTTACTAAAATATCTTTCCAATTATATTTATTTGGATAAAAGTTTAAATAAGTAAGATGAAAGATATATAAATGTGGAAATATACGGCCGTTTTAATTGAGCCAAGAAAACATAAGGCATTGGAATTTGTATTAAGGAATTTTATTGAGAATTTATCGGATGAATGGAAGATCTTAATTTTTCACGGAAGACAGAATAAAGAATTTATTCAAGAAATTATTTTGAGAAATGAATTTGAGGATCGTATCGATAAATTAATTCAATTAGATGTAGATAATTTATCAATTGCACAATATAATCGTATGTTAATTAATCCCAGTTTTTATAAATGTATAGTAACGGATATAATGTTAATTTTCCAAACAGATACAATGATTTTAAGGGAGAATAGGAATTTAATAAATGATTTTTTAGAGTATGATTATGTGGGATCACCTTGGAAGAATGTGGAAATGGTAGGAAATGGTGGATTATCATTAAGACGAAAAAGTAAAATGATAGAGATTTGTGAATATTATGAAGATAGGATGAAGGATCCAGAGGTAGATAAGAAATTAACCAAATTTTTAGATGATAATAATGAGGATGTAATGATTAGTCTTCAAAAAACAATTTATATTTATACACCTGAATTTAAGAAGGCGGTCTATTTTGGAATGGAAACCGTATATAATGAGAGAAGTTTTGGTATTCATTGTATATGGAAACATTTTACAGAAACAGAAATGGAAAAGGTATTAAAAAGATATCCAGAAATTAAAATAGTAATGGAATTAAATAAATTATAATTTATCGAACATCGAATACATGTGTAGCCCCTCTTTAAAGAGTTTAATATCCGATATAATTTTTTTAGAGAGTGATTTAGTATCTTTGGAGCGATAAGAGGATAAAATCCAGATAGATTGATTATATTTTTTCCATTTTTGATATTCTTTATAATCTGTACAAAGAGTAATATAAATATTGTATAATTCTTTTTTGTATTCGTGTTGTGTTTCTGAGCGTGGAGTAACTGGTTCGGAGGAAGGTGTAGATTCATCAAAAACAAGACGCATCCATTTTAAAAGTCGATCCATTTGCAATAAATCAAGTTCCCTTTCATCATCTACTTCACTACGAATAATTGTATGCATTGATTGTTTATTACTACTAAGATATGAATTACACAAGAGATTAATACTAGAATTAATAATTGGACCAATATTATTGAGAATAATATGATAAGCCAACTGAGACGGTACCGAAGCCATTTTGATGTAGAATCATATTTTATTATCTATTCAATAATATATAATTATATACTAATTAACTAATTATATATTATTCATATATGTACTAGTATAAGTAAAGACATATATATACAATCTATTTATATTAGGTAAAGATATAATTAAACGGTGCGTACATATTGCCATCCTTGTTCTTGACATATTTTTTGCCAGGTTTTATCTTGTAGGTAAAGTTTATCCCGATTTTTAAGGAGAGGGAAGCAGGCAAGATATTCATCCATTTCAAGTAATTCACAAAATTTGTAAAGAACATAGCCATATGATAAAAAGTTTCTTCGTCCTTTTGGACAATGTTTTTTAAAGGAAGGTTGAATTTCACGAAACATATGACGTAATTTTTCTTCATCTTCACGAGACATAAAGGGTGCATTTTGTCCATTTAGACGATTAATAATATGAGGAATATGTTCATAATATTTTGAACATTTCATTTTACGAAGAATTTCACGAAGTTTTGTTGGTTTGAGAGAACCCATATTCGTAATTCTTTCTTTCTTTAATTGAACCAAAATAGCATCATAAATATCTTGTGGGATTTCTGTACTTTCTTTGGCTTGAAATTGTGCAAGCCATTCATTAAAATGATTAATTTTCTTATATGCATAATAACATACCTCACGAGGTGGATCCTTATAAGATGGTTTATCACTATCAACCAGAATAAATTCTTGGTGACCACACTTAGAACAAGTAAGATTTGCTTCATTAAGGCACATAATCATATCATTATTACAGTTATCACATTGTGTCCAGGGGTCATCATATTCTTCAATGGTATTTCTGGCCATACTTGGATCTTCAATTTGTAGATAATCATTTAATAGTTGATTTCGTTGTAATCCTTTTTTTTCGGGTGGTTGAATACTTTTATTTTCATTTTCAGGGGTTTCAAGGATATCTTTGTGTTTATTTTGTTCTTGAGAGACTTCTTCTAAGATGGCTAAAATAGATCCTGGTTTTGCTTTATTATTTGTATATTGCCTTGTACCTTGTTGAATTTGATCTTGAATATCATAATAATTATATAAAATATCTCCAGTACGAAGATAATAATCCATTAATTCAGAACCAGTTTCAATCGATTTAATCCTTTTTTCTAATGCCTCTGAATCTCTTTCTAGTCTCCAAATTTCAATATCGGATGTTGTTTCATTAATTTTTTTTTGCAAAATATTTACTTCATCTTTATATTTATCTAAATTTTCTTTTTGATCTAACATTTGTTGAACTTTTTGATTATGAATTGCATCTAATGTAGTACGAGCTTCAGGATTACTTCGTTTTGAACTTTTAACTTTAAAAAACGCACTATCACTCATTTGTAAAATATACTTATACGGTAAGTGTGATATGTTTTTAAATACTACAAATAAGTTTTGTGTGTTTTTATTTCATTAAAAAAATGGTATTTTATATGATTTAATTTTAATCTATAAATAGAATAAAATTAAATTAATCGCCATAAAACATATATTCAACCGTTAATTGTTCTAATGGTTCTGTATCTTTAAAAGAATTAATTTCAATAATTAATTCTTGAATTCTACGATGCATTTCTTCTTTATTCAGATTTAAAATACCAGTTTTTGTATATTTGAATGGAGATATAAATTTATTGGATCCGATGGTATATCCATCAGGATTAAAACGAATAAATACAATTTTTCTAAAACCAGTATCTTCATACAATTCTACCATTCGTTTTTCTTCACACGAATAATTGATATGACGATTTTCATCAATTTCAATCATAAGACAATGTGATCCAAAATCAATACAGATATCAGGTCTTCGTTTTGAACAACCATCTTCTACTTTTCTATCAAATACCATTGTAATCGTTTCTTTATAATATTCTATCAAGGCATCACGAACATAATGTTCTTTAAGTTTAAATTTTCTTGGAATTTCTTCTTGAGGGTGTAACACGCAATAACATCTGAAGCAATAAGGACTCCAACGAGAATTAGAATCTACATAGAGTAATTTACAGTGTTTACAACCTGTTTCAGGAGTACAAATGACACATACACTTTTTCTTTTTTGATGGATACAAATTTGATTTCCTTTACAATCAATACATTGATATTTTAATTTTTTATGAATACAGACATACTTTCCTCCGCAATCTATGCAACAAAATTTATTTTGTTTATGCTCACAGATTTCACTTCCTCCGCATTCTATACAGCGTCTCTTACGAAGATTATGCTCACAGATTTCACTTCCTCCACATTCTGTACATTGACTTTTACGTATTTTATGAATACATATCTCATTTCCATCACAATCAATACATCTGCTTTTTAGTTTATTATGTGGACAAATGCTACCTCCTTTACAGTCTTTACAACGACTTTTTCTTTTTTTATGCTCACAAATTGATGCTCCCTCACAATCAATACAATGTTGTTTAATTTTCTTATGTTGACATAACTGACTTCCTCCGCAATCTTTACAAATATTTCTAATTTTATCGTGAATACATATACCCTTGCCACCACATTCTTTACAAAAGTAAGAATATTTATTATGTTCACATTTTTTCCTGATATATTTTGGTTTATTATCAGTCATCTTAATATTTAATAATTATTAATATTCAAATTTAAAAGAACTTAAATTTGAATATTAATAATATATAAATTATATTCAATTTTTAAATCCTCCGGTTTTAAAAAAATTTTTAAAAAAGTAAAAATGTAGTTTCTTTAAAATTTTTTTCTAATTGCTAAGTATAAAATCAGATGACCGGGGGCGGATTAATGCAGCTAGTCGCTTATGGCGCACAAGATGTTTACCTAACAGGTAACCCACAAATCACATTTTTTAAAGTCGTGTATCGTCGTCACACCAACTTTGCTATGGAGTCCATTGAGAACCCCTTTAACGGTGCTCCCAACTTCGGCAAGAAGGTTACCTGCACCATTCAACGCAATGGTGATCTCATTCATCGTATGTACCTACAGGCCACTCTACCACAGGTACAGCTCCAGTCAACTGATGGTTCCGGTGCTCAATTCCGTTGGCTCAACTGGATTGGTCACAATCTCATCGAGTATGTTGAGATTGAAATCGGTGGTCAGCGCATTGACAAGCAATATGGTGATTGGCTCCACATTTGGAACGAACTCACTCAGGAGCCAGGTAAGCAGGCTGGTTACGCCAAGATGGTTGGTAACGTCCCAGAGCTAACCAATCTAATCTACCAGGGTGGTTCAGTTTGCGACAATGATTGTTATGGTGGAGAGCCTCTAACTTCAGAGGTTGTTACTTCTTGCACTCCAATGTACACTCTATACATTCCTCTACAGTTCTGGTTCTGCCGCAACCCAGGTCTGGCTCTACCTCTGATCGCTCTTCAGTACCACGAAGTTCGTATCAATCTAGAGTTCAACACTCTAAACAATGTATGCTGGGACTACTCCAACTCATCTGATCCCCACGCTGTTCGCAACCGTGTTGGTCAGTGCGGTCTAGCTGCTGCCTCTCTCTATGTGGATTACATCTACCTAGACACTGATGAGCGTCGTAAATTCGCCCAGGTCTCCCACGAGTACCTGATTGATGTTCTACAGTTCACTGGTGGTGAGTCAATTACCTCATCCGCCAACAAGCTGAAGCTCAACTTCAACCACCCTTGCAAGGAACTCGTCTGGGTCGTCCAGCGTGACTCCTTTGTCTCTTGCGATGATGCTGTTATCAACCCTTGGAAGGGACAGCAGCCATTCAACTACTC